GCACAACAAACTCGTAGAGGAAAGGGTAACATGATCCTCTGTTCTGCTGACGTTGCTTCGGCACTCACCATGGCAGGTGTTCTTGATTACACCCCAGCACTCAACGCTAACCTTAACGTTGATGACACTGGCAATACCTTCGCTGGTGTTCTCCAAGGTAAGTATCGTGTTTATATCGATCCTTATTCTGCTAACGTTTCTCCTAACCAGTACTACGTTGTAGGTTATAAGGGTTCTTCCCCTTATGATGCTGGTATCTTCTACTGCCCATATGTTCCTCTCCAAATGGTCCGTGCCGTTGGTGAGAACAGCTTCCAGCCAAAAATTGGATTCAAGACTCGTTATGGTCTTGTTGCTAATCCATTCGCTGAAGGCACTCAACAAGGTTCTGGTCGTCTTCTTGCTAACGCAAACCGTTACTACAGAAGAGTCCGTGTTGACAATTTAATGTGAGCCATTGGTTCACACAATTACTGGAGGGTCCTTCGGGACCCTCTTTTTTTATGCAAATAAATACAAATAAAAATGTCCCAGACACCATTCTCAAAACAATTATCAAATAGAAATTTCTTATCTCCATCTGGATTTAAATTTTCTATTACAAGGATCCCAAAAGCAGATTTCTTTTCCAATTCTGCAAATATTCCAGGAATCAATCTTGGTGTTGCAATGCAACCAACTTACCTAAAAGATATTCCTGTTCCTGGTGATAAAATAACTTATGATGACTTATCTTTTAGTTTTTTTGTAGATGAAAATTTAGAAAATTATCTTGAAGTTCACAATTGGATAAGAGGACTTGGATATCCAGAAAGTATTCAAGAATTTTCTAGTTTAAAAGAAAATGATCAATATTTTCCTACCACTTCGGCAAGAAATCCATATAATGAATATTCTGATGCTTCTTTATCAATCTATAATAGTAATTTCAATATAATTGCACAAATACATTTTAAAGATGTCTTTCCTGTAAGTTTATCTCCTGTAAATTTTGATGCAAAATCAGGCGATATTAATTATGTTGAAGCAGAGGTCACTTTTAAGTATTCTATATATGATATAGTTGTTTTATGATTTATGAACCTTGATGAAATTCAATTATTATGGGAAGAAGATTCAAAAATAGATCAAGATAATCTCCACACAGAGTCATTAAAAATACCTTCTCTTCATTCAAAATATTATAAAATTTATAACAATATTTTAACTCTAAAAAAATCTCAAGAGAACAAATATAAGATTTTAAAAAAAGAAAAATGGCAATATTACACGGGAAAATCTGATCCTGATGTCTATATCAAAAAACCATTTGATCATAAAGTATTAAAGCAAGATTTAGATAAGTATCTTGATGCTGATGAAGAATTAATTACTTGTTTAACAAAAATTGAATATTACCAAATGATGGTGGATTATTTGGAAAGTATTCTAAAAACAATATTAAACAGAACATATCAATTAAAAAATGCCATTGATTGGTCAAAATTTGTTGCAGGATATAGTTAAAATATGACTGACATTATTATCAAAAAGAAGAATGAAATTTTTCTCACAGTAAAGGCAGAACCACATATATTTCAAGAATTGTCAGATCATTTTACTTTTGACATTCCTGGTGCAAAGTTTATGCCGCAGTATCGCAGTAAGCACTGGGATGGAAAAATAAGATTGTTTTCTACACATAATGGTGAGATTTATGTTGGTCTTTTAGATAAAATCATTTCTTGGGCAAAAAATCATCAATACTCAATTGAGTTTGAAAATAATAAATTTTATGGAACTCCATTTGAAGAAAATGAAATGGTTTCATATGAAGGAGTTTCTGATTATATGAATAAAATTTCAAAGCATAAACCAAGAGATTATCAAATTGATGCTGTTTATGATGCATTAAAATATAATCGTAAACTTTTAATATCTCCAACTGCTTCAGGAAAATCTTTAATGATTTATTCTGTTGTTAGGTATTATATTGAATCAAGTAAAAGAATTTTACTTATTGTTCCGACAACTTCTCTTGTTGAACAAATGTATAAAGATTTTGAAGACTATGGATGGAATGCAGAAGAATATTGTCATAAAATTTATTCAGGTAAAGAAAAGACAACCGATCTTCCTGTAGTGATTACAACCTGGCAATCAATATACAAATTAGATAGAAAATTCTTTAAAGATTTTGAGGTTGTAATTGGAGATGAAGCACATCAATTTAAATCAAAGTCTCTAATCAGCATTATGACCAAGTTGGACGATGCCAAGTATAGATTTGGATTCACTGGAACTTTAGACGGGTCACAGACGCATAAATGGGTATTGGAGGGTCTATTTGGTCCTAGTTATAAAGTAACTCAAACAAAAGATCTAATTGATAAGGGTCATTTATCAAAACTACAAATTCGTGTTCTATTATTAAAGCACAATGAACATCAATTTAATGATTATGAAGAAGAAATTCAATATCTTATAAATCATCAAAAAAGAAATAATTTTATTAAAAATCTTGTAAATGATTTAAAAGGAAATACATTGGTTCTTTTTAGTCGTGTTGAATCTCATGGAACTCCTCTTTATGAGTTGATAAATAATTCAGTAGATAAAAATCGTAAAGTATTTTACGTTCATGGTGGAATAAGTACCGAAGAAAGAGAAAAAGTAAGAGAAATTACAGAAAAAGAAAGCAATGCAATTATTGTTGCTTCTTATGGAACATTCTCAACTGGAATCAATATTAAAAATTTGCACAATGTAGTCTTTTCTTCACCAAGTAAATCTAGAATAAGAAATTTACAATCTATAGGCAGAGTTTTAAGAAAAGGGGATAGTAAGACCAAAGCTATTCTTTATGATATTGCCGATGATATTACATATAAATCAAAGAAAAATTATACGTTAAATCATTTAATTGAAAGAATAAAAATCTACAATGAAGAAAAATTTAACTATGAAATTATACAAGTTAATTTTAAAGAAAAATGAACGAAGACTTTTACGCAGTTATAAAATTAATATCAGGTGAAGAAATATTTTCGCAAGTTTGTTCCTGTGAAGAAAAAGATAAAACTATTTTGATTCTTGATACTCCAGTAGTTATTGAAACAATTAATATTCGTCAACTAGGGGTTAATGCAGTTCGTGTTAATCCTTGGTTAAAATACGCAGACGATTCAATTTTGGTTATTAATATGGATAGAGTAATTACAATTACTGAAATAAATGATGAATCAATAATTAAAGTGTATAATAAATTCTTAAGAGATAAAGATAAAAAAACTTCTATGAGCAATATTACTCCTAATATGGGGTTCCTATCATCTATTGCTGAAGCAAGAGTATCTTTAGAAAAGTTATATAAAAATACTTGAAGATATAGCTGATCTTCAACCCTAACAGAGTGATTATAGACAGATTCAAACTGTTTGTCAACTACTTGATCTATGTGCTATAATGAACAAAGATTAATAAGACTTATAAATGAAAGAAAAGAAAAAGAATCCTAATTATGTGAATAATAAAGATTTTCATGATGCATTGATTACTCATAAGAGAAGACTGGAAGAATCAAAAACTAATGGTCTTCCACCACCAAGGATTTCTAATTACCTTGGCGATTGTTTTTTGAAAATTGCTACTCACTTATCATATCGTCCAAACTTTGTAAATTATATGTTTCGTGAGGACATGATTTCGGATGGTGTAGAAAATTGTGTTCAATACATTAACAATTTTGATGTTAATCGTTCAAATCCATTTGCTTACTTTACTCAAATTGTTTGGTATGCTTTCTTAAGACGCATTTCCAGAGAAAAGAGACAAATGGAAATTAAAGAAAAGATTATTGAACGCAGTGGATTTGAAGAAGTATTTACTGCTGATGAAGGATTTAATAGATCGGATTATAATACAATCAAAGATAATATTCAAATTAAATTGAGTCAATGAAGATCGGATTAATTACGGATACTCATTATTCTTATAAATAGCATCGTGGTAATAAAAAAAATAAAATGAATATTCTGTATAGAATAACTTATCTTCCTCATCTAAAAAATCAAACTCCACCCTATTACTATGTTGGTTCAAAATACAATTATGATAAAAAATATTTTGGGTCTCCATCTTCTAAACAAAAAGATTGGTATAGTGGAGAACTTGATATTTGCAACTGGTGGAAGAAAGAAATAAAAGACAATAAAGATAATTTTTATTTTGAAATAATGTCAGAATATGATAAAATATCACCAAAGCAATTAGTTGAGGAAGAAAAAAAAATTCATATAGAATTAAAAGTCAAAAATAGTAAAGAATATTTTAATAAATCTGTTGCAACTACTGGGTGGGTTTCTATTCCAAGAACAGACGAAACAAAGAAAAACATAAGTAGGATTACCAAAAAATATTGGGAGCAAAATAGTCAAAAGGCATTAGAAAGGAGAGAGGAATTGAGTGAAAGAAATAAGAAAACAAAATCCAAAGAACTAAAAGAAAAATGGAAAAATCCAACTGATAAAATGTTGGATAATTATGAAAGATTTGTCAATATGACAAAAACTCAAAAAAGAGGCAAAGATAAATCTAAAAGGAAACAAAGGACCACCCAAAAAATTTTTTGTTGTGGTATAATATATGAAGATGCCGTTGAAGCAAGTAAAGTCCTCGGTATAAATCCAGTCAATATTCGTCGCAGATGTAGATTGGAACAATATACTGATTGGTATTATTTGAAATAAAATTATGAAAATTGCTATTATTACAGACACCCATTGGGGTGCCCGCAAAGGTTCAAAGCATCTTCACGACCACTTTGAACTTTTCTACAAGAATGTTTTCTTTCCTGCCCTAGAAGAGCACGGGATAAAGACAGTCATTCATATGGGTGATGCTTTTGATAGTCGTAAGTCAATTGATTATCAAAGTCTGGAATGGGCAAAGAGAGTTGTATTTGAACCTCTGCGTGAGTATGATGTTCATATGATTGTAGGTAATCACGATATTTTTTTTCGTAATTCAACAATAATCAATTCCCCAGAACTCCTTTTAAATGATTATCAAAATATTAAGATATACAGTTCCCCAAAAGAATTTTGTATTGATGGTTTAGACACTTTAATGATTCCTTGGATATGTGCTGATAATGAAAAAGAAACTTTTAAACTTCTTGAACAAACAGAAGCAAAAGTTGTTTTTGGTCATCTTGAATTGAATGGATTTTCTGTTTATCCAGGACAATATCAACAAGAAGGACTGGATAAAAAAGTATTTCAAAAGTTTGAAAGAGTATTTTCTGGGCATTATCATACTCGTAGTGATGATGGAAAAATCTTTTATCTTGGAAATCCATATCAAATGTTTTGGAATGATGTAGATGATATTAGAGGATTTAATATTTTTGATACTAATGAATATGAGTTAGAAAAATTTGATAATCCATATAGTATGTTTGAAAGAATATATTATGATGAGACAGATTATAAGAAATTTGATACCTCATATCTAACAAATAAAATGGTTAAGATAGTTGTTAGGAAAAAAGAAGATCATTTGAAGTTTGATAAGTTTGTAGATAGTATACTTAAAGTTAATCCTTTAGAACTTAAGATAGTTGAAAATATTGATGTTTTTGATGATGATGTAGATTGTTCTGATATTACTACAGAAGATACATTAGGTATTTTGGATAAATATGTGCAAGAAGCAGACTTTGATTTAAATAAAGATATGGTCAAAAAACTTTTAAGAGATGTATATAAAGAAGCATTAGAAATAGAATAATGTTTATACTTACTATCAAAGAAAAGGAAGATGAAGGTGCATATGCAGTAATTGACGATGATGGTGAGAAAGCATTGTATTTTTTTGAAGAAGAAGATGATGCTGAAAGATATGCTGGTCTTTTGGAAGCAGAAGATTATCCAGAAATGTCTGTAATTGAAGTTGAAGATGAACCAGCAATAAAAACCTGTGAGATGTATGGATATCATTATGTTATAATTACCCCAAATGAACTTGTAATTCCTCCGCGAGAAAATGATTGTATTCAAGCAAATAAGTTATCGTAATTTTTTATCATCAGGGAACCAACCGACTCAAATTAAATTTACAGATACTCAAACTGCATTAATTGTTGGTGCAAATGGATCTGGAAAGAGCACGATGTTAGATGCTTTGTGCTTTAGTTTGTTTAATAAAGCATTTCGTAAAATTACAAAAGGGCAATTAGTCAATTCAACCAATGAAAAAGAATGCTTGGTTGAGATTGAATTTAGTATTGGAACAAGAGAGTATAAAGTTGTAAGGGGAATTAAACCAAATATTTTTCAAATTTGGATTGATGGTGTTTTGCAAAATCAAGCTGCAGCATCTACAGATCAACAAAAACAACTGGAAGATAATATTTTAAAATTAAACTATAAATCATTTACTCAAATTGTAATTTTGGGCAGTGCTTCTTTTGTGCCTTTTATGCAGTTATCTACGGCACATCGCAGAGAAGTTGTAGAAGATTTGTTGGATATTAAAATCTTTTCTGCAATGAATGCAGTTATTAAAGATAGAATTAAAAATACAAATGATAAAATTAAAGAACTTTCTTTGAAGCAATCTATGACCGAAGAAAAGGTTGAGATGCAAAAGGAGTTTATTGAGAGCATTGAAAAAAGTGGAAACGAAAATATAGAAAAGAAAAAAGATAAAATCACTTCTATTACCACTTACATTGACCAGTTAACAGCAGAGAATGGACAAAAGGTGTCAGTGGTGTCGGAAACCCTTCAACCTCAACTGGAAGACCTTCTGGATGCATCTAAAAAATTAAAAAAACTTTCTAATTTGAAGGGCAAGATTTCTGAAAAAGTATCAAGTATTACAGAACAGCATAAGTTTTTCAATAATAATTCGGTATGCCCCACTTGCACTCAAACTATTGAGGAAGAATTTAGGTTAAATAAAGTTAGTGAATCTGAAACCAAAGCAAAGGAACTTCAGCAAGGTTATAATGAGTTAAAAGAAGCAATTCAACAAGAGGAAAAAAGAGAACGTGAATTCAATGTCGTCTCAAAAGAAATCAATTCTTTAAACAATGAAATTTCTAACAATAATGTTAAAATTTCCCAACTTAATAAACAGTCAAGAGACCTGGGACAGGAAATTCAAGACATTGCCAACAAAATTAAAAATAGAAATGTTGAAAGAGAAGCATTAACTGAGCTAGAACAATCTTTGAATTTGATTGAAATTGAAAAAGCAAATGAAAAAGAAAATATAACTTACTACGATTTTGCTAATTTTTTAATGAAAGATGGTGGCATTAAAAGTAAAATAATAAAACAATATTTGCCATTGATGAATAAACAGATTAATAAGTATCTGCAAATGATGGATTTTTATATTAATTTTACTTTAGATGAAGAATTTAAAGAAAATATCAAATCTCCAATTCACGAAGACTTTACATATGAAAGTTTTAGTGAAGGAGAAAAAATGAGAATTAATCTTGCAATTTTGTTTACTTGGAGAGAAATTGCAAGAATGAAAAATTCAGTTAATACCAATCTTCTCATTTTAGATGAAGTATTTGATAGTTCTTTGGATTTTATGGGAACAGATTATTTTACAAGAATTATTAAATATGTGATAAAAGATACTAATATATTTGTGATTTCACATAAGACAGACGAATTGATTGATAAGTTTGATAGAGTTATTAAATTTGAAAAGGTCAAAGGATTTAGTAAAATGGTTGACTGACCTTTGGTTTTTTGGTATGATTGGTGAAGGTAAATCTGCCTTTTCTCTTATTATGGACGAACATCCTTACTCAATGAATGAGTTTAAAATGAAACTCAATGAAGAAACTGGACTAATTGACATTAACAAAACTCCTGTGAATATGCCCGAAAATAAAAATGCTAATGGTTTCTGGAAATACAACGAAGACAAAATCCTGAAACAACTTGAACAGTATATTTCTGGTACTTATAGTCAACATTATGTTGATCGTACTGGTGGTGGAACTGAACAAACCATTGATAAAATTAAGCACAATCGTCGTGAAGGATTTTGTGCTGGAAACATCACCAAGTATACTGATCGTTATGATACAAAAGGAACTCCTCGTGCTGACTTGTTTAAAGTTCTACACTATACTATTCTTTTAATCAATCATCTCAACCTCGTTGAAAACAAGTGAAACTTAAACCCCAAATTATGAAACTATCTGAATCTACTATTACTATTCTAAAAAACTTTGCTTCAATTAATCAGTCTATTCTGGTTAAGGAAGGTTCTAAACTTCGCACAATTTCTGTGATGAAGAACATTCTTGCAGAAGCAGAAATTAAAGAAGAATTCCCAAAAGATTTTGCAATTTATGATCTTAATCAATTTCTAAATGGATTGGGTCTACATCAAGATCCAGACCTTGATTTTGAAAATAATTCTCACGTTATTATTCGTGAAGGAAAACGTCGTGTGAAGTATTTCTTTGCCGATCCAGAAGTGATTGTGTCTCCTCCAGAAAAGGATATTGTCCTTCCTTCTCAAGATGTTTGTTTTCAACTAGAACATTCACAATTGGATAATTTGAAGAAAGCGGCAGCAGTATATCAACTTCCAGATCTTTCTGTTATTGGTGAAGCAGGTGTAATTCGTTTGGTTGTTCGTGATAAGAAGAATGATACTTCTAACGAATATTCAATTGTGGTTGGTGAGACTGATAAAGAATTTACTTTTAACTTCAAGGTGGAGAACCTTAAGATTATTCCTGGTTCTTATGATGTGGTTGTGTCAGAAAAACTTCTGTCCAAGTTTACAAATGAACGTTATAATTTGACCTATTATATTGCTCTTGAACCCTGATTGATTTTTATTTTATATTATGAATATTTTTGTGACTGATGAGTGCCCTGTGCTTTCTGCTGTGTCACTCCCAGATAAGCATATTGTCAAAATGCCTCTGGAAACTTGCCAAATGCTCTCTATTATTTTGTCTAAATGGTATTATAACTGGGGAACTATTCCTAAAAAGGATGGAACTCCTTATAGTACTGAAAAAGGAGCATTCCGAAATCATCCTTGTACTGTGTGGGCAGCAGAGAGTTATGAAAACCTTGCCTGGTTAATTCGGCACGGGTATGCTCTTTGTAATGAGTATCGGCATCGTTATGGTAAAGTACATTCTTGTTTTGATAGTCTTTTAGCAGCAGAAGTTATCTTTCTGGATAACTCGCAAGAAAGTCTTGAAATTTATAAGAATGTAAAATCTTTTACTCGTGCTATGCCTGATGAGTTCAAACTTGATGAAAGTATTGATACACCAACAGCATATCAAAAGTATGTTGCATCTAAGCCTTGGGTAAAGGACAATTACCTAAAAATTCCTGATAGAATGCCAAATTGGATTTATAATTATGCGTGAAGATTTTTTGTGGGTGGAACGATACCGTCCAAAAACTATTGAAGATTGTATTCTTCCTGATAATATTAAGAAGTCTTTTAAAGATTTTCTAAATAAAGGTGAAATTCCAAATTTGCTTCTTGCTGGTCCTCCTGGTGTTGGTAAGACCACAGTAGCAAAAGCATTATGTAATGAATTAGGAGTAGATTTTTATGTCATTAACGGATCTGACGAAGGACGATTTCTGGACACGGTACGGAACCAAGCAAAGAACTTTGCTTCGACCGTCTCACTTCAAGGAACTGGTAAACACAAAGTCATCATCATTGATGAGGCAGATAACACAGGAAACGACGTTCAACTCCTTTTACGGGCTAATATTGAGACGTTTTATAACAACTGTAGATTTATCTTCACCTGTAATTACAAAAACAAAATCATTGAACCCCTCCACTCCCGATGTGCAGTTGTTGAGTTCAGTATCAAAGGAAGAGAAAAAGCTCAGTTGGCAGGATCCTTCTTCAAGCGTTTACAAAACATCTTGGATGAAGAAAGCATCAAATATGATCCGAAAGTACTTGCCCAACTGATAAATTCTCATTTTCCTGATTGGCGTAGAGTTCTAAATGAGTGCCAAAGGTACGCTGTTAGTGGTGAAATAGATAGTGGAATTCTTGCGTCTTTTTCTGATGTTGCTGTAAATGACCTTATTACTCATCTCAAAACTAAAAACTTTTCTGAAGTCCGAAAGTGGGTGGTCTCCAACTTAGACAACGATCCTGGTGTTGTTCTTCGTAGGGTGTATGATGCCTGCTATGATTGTCTTTCACCCCAAACTATCCCTGCTGCCGTTCTTATTGTTGCTAAGTACCAATACCAAATTGCGTTCGTGGCTGACCAAGAAATTAACCTCTTAGCAGCATTAACTGAAATTATGTGTGAGTGTTCTTTTAAATAATATAATTATGGGACCAAAATTACTTAGCTATTCATATAATAATAAATTAGAAGTTTGTGCTTGGAGAAATCCAAAAAATTGGTCACAGGAAGAAGTTGATATTTGTATTAAGTATTATCAACTACAAGCAAAGAAACTTGGTATGAATATTGAAAGATATATGAAGGAATTTTATTAATGGAATTGAAAGACTGGTTGAACTCAATCAATCAAAATAAAAAGAATATTATGGATGAAGACCCATCCTCTATAAAGGAGTATGCTCCTTATATTATTAACAGATGTTTGTCGGGACATATTGATTGTTTGATGTATGCAAATGAGATGAATAAGTTTTCCTCATTAGATAAGAAACTTCAATATGATTTTTTTATAAATATAATCAGGAAAAAGAAGAGATTCTCTCCTTGGTTAAAACAAGAAAAAATTAAAGACCTTGAAATAGTCAAATCTTACTATGGTTATAGTAATGAGAAGGCAAAGCAAGCTTTGAGAATTCTAACAAAAAAACAACTCGATTTTATAAAATCAAAACTTGAAACTGGAGGAACAAAATGATTACTGAACCTGAAGTAAAATGGTCTCCTGACCAAATGATTGAAGTGTCTTTGAATGAACCTGATGATTTTCTTAAAGTTCGTGAAACTTTAACTCGCATTGGAGTTGCTTCACGAAAAGAAAAAAAGATTTATCAGTCTTGCCATATTCTACATAAACAGGGAAGATATTTTATTGTTCATTTTAAAGAATTGTTTGCACTTGATGGCAAACACGCAAATCTTACTGTGAATGATGTGCAACGTAGAAATCGTATTGTACAACTACTTTCTGATTGGGGACTAATAACTGTTATTTTTCCAGAAAAAGTTACTGATATTGCACCACTTAATCAGATCAAAGTTTTATCTTATAAAGATAAAGATGAATGGGAACTTGAAACCAAGTATAATATTGGTAAGAAAAAAGTTAAATCAGAAGAGGAAACCGAATAATAAAGTAGGGAGTTCAACACTCCCTTTTTTTGTAAAAGTGGTATAATTATATACAGACGCCTTCGGGGTCTACAAAACACAAACTCGCTTAAAAAGGAGCTACCATAATGACTAACCTTGCAACTTCTAGGTTTACATCTGCGGATCTTCCTGCCCTAATGGATAGGATTACTCGCAATAGTATTGGAATGGACGAATATTTTGATCGTCTATTCAATCTTCACGAAACTACAAATAACTATCCACCCTACAATCTAATTCAGGTAAATAATGTAGAGTCTCATTTAGAGATTGCACTTGCAGGATTTAAGAGAGGAGAAGTAAATGTCTTCACAGAGTATGGAAAACTTTTTGTCGAAGGGCAAAAATCAGATACTGAATCGGATAGGACGTTTGTCCACAAGGGTCTGGCTCAACGAAGTTTCAAAAGAGCATGGACACTATCAGACGACACCGAAGTCCGAGAAGTCACCTTTGAGGACGGACTACTTACCATTCGACTAGGTAAGATTGTTCCAGAACACCACAGCAGAAAAGAGTACCTATAAATACTTCTGAATATCGTTGCCGCAGGGAGGTAACTGGCAAAATCCAGTTGACACCTCCCTTTTTTATGCTATAATAATTAAAGGTATGAATGAATTATGACTATTAAACTAGCACTTTTAAAATCTGGCGAAGAAGTTATTTCTGATATTAAAGAATTTAGAGATCCTGATGATAATTTAGTATCTTATCTTTTTAAAAGTCCACATTACGTTAAATTATCTTCTTCTCAAGTATTAGTTGAAGGAGTGGAGCAGACAAAATATAATGCATCATTTTATAAATGGATGGCACTATCAAAAGATAATGATATTGTTGTTAATTATGATTGGGTAGTTTGCATTGTTGAACCAATTGATGAAATTAAAAAATCTTATGAGGAGAAATTGAATGGAACAGGAAATGATGGAAACAGAAACGGAATCGGAGATTCTAACACAAGTAATAGTCTTACTGAATCAGTCAATTTTGATCAGCAAGATTCAGGAAGTATTGGCTGATATTGGTCAACCAGACTGTAGACTTATTTCACCATATGAAATTATTACTACTGAATCTGGGGAAAAAACTTTGGTAAAGTGGTTAAACAATATTACCAATGATGTTGAAATTATGATTAGTTCAGATAAGATCTTGACTCTCGCTGAACCAAGTGGAAAATTACTTGATGATTATATAGAAGTTACAAAATGAGATTTTATACCAACGTCTATGAAAAATTTAATAAAATGTTGGTTCGTGGTTATGAAGACGGTAGGTATTTTCAGTTAGAGGAAGAGTTTCAACCAACTCTATATGTGACTTCCAAAAAACAAAGTAAGTATAAAACTCTTGATGGGTTGAGTGTTGAACCAATTCAACCTGGAAAGATTTCTGATTGTAAGGAGTTTTTAAAAAAATATGAAAATGTAGAAGGATTTGCTGTTTATGGTAATGATAATTACAAAGCACAATATATTTCACAAACATATCCAGAAGATGAAATTAAATTTGATATTAAGAAAATTCGTCTCGTAACAATCGACATTGAGGTTGCATCAGAAAATGGATTCCCAAATGTATTTGATTGTGCTGAAGAACTTCTAGCAATCACATTACAAAATTATGCAACAAAGCATATTATTTGCTTTGCATCTCGTCCTTATATCAATACTCGTAAGGATGTTGTGTATGTTGAATGTAGGGATGAAATTGATTTGATTCAACACTTTCTCGCATTTTGGGAAAGGGAAACTCCTGATGTGATTACAGGTTGGAACTGTGAGTTGTATGATATTCCTTATATTGCTGGAAGAATTGATAGAATTCTCGGTGAAAAGGAAGCACGTCGTCTTTCTCCTTGGGGAAATATTCGCAGAAAAGAACTTGTAATTAAAGGAAGAGAACAAATCTCTTATGAAGTTGCTGGGGTTTCAATTATTGATTATCTTGACCTTTATAAGAAGTTTACTTATAAGGCACAGGAATCTTATCGTCTAGACCATATCGCAAATGTGGAACTAGGTCAAAAGAAATTGGATCACTCTGAATTTGAGACATTTAAGGATTTTTATACAAAAGATTGGCAGAAGTTTATTGATTATAATATTCGAGATGTGGAACTTGTAGACCAATTGGAAGACAAGATGAAACTTATTGAACTATGTTTTACAATGGCTTATGATGCAAAAATAAATTTTAATGATGTATTCTTTCAGGTAAGAACTTGGGATGCAATCATTTATAATTACTTAAAGAAAAGGAATATTGTTATTCCTCCTAAGGATCGTTCGGAAAAGAGTGATAAATTTGCGGGGGCATATGTTAAGGAACCAATTCCTGGAAAGTATGATTGGGTTGTCTCTTTTGACTTGAATAGCCTATATCCACATTTGATGATGGAATTCAACATAAGCCCTGAAACTTTGATGGAACAAAGGCATCCATCTGTAACTGTTGATAAGATTCTAAACAAAGAATTAGACTTTTCGGAATATAAAGACTATGCGATATGCCCAAATGGTGCAATGTATCGTAAGGACGTTCGTGGGTTTCTTCCAGAACTAATGGAGAAAATGTATAATGACCGTGTAGTCTTCAAGAAAAAGATGTTGGAGGCAAAACAACAATACGAAAAGACCAAGACGAAAGAATTGGAAAGGGAAATTTCAAGGTGCAACAACATCCAAATGGCAAAAAAGATTTCTCTCAATAGTGCTTATGGTGCTATTGGAAATCAGTATTTCAGGTATTATAAACTAGCAAATGCTGAAGCAATCACAATGTCTGGGCAAGTTTCCATTCGTTGGATTGAATGTAAAATGAATTTATACCTAAACAAAATTCTTAAAACAAATGATGTTGATTATGTTATTGCTTCAGATACTGATTCTATCTACCTTAATATGGGTCCTTTTGTTGAGACTGTATACAAGGGAAGAGAGAAAACTACTGAAGAAATTGTTGGGTTCCTTGATAAGGTCTGTGCGATGGAATTTGAAAAATATATTGAGAGTTCTTACCAAGAATTGGCGGATTATGTGAATGCATATGACCAGAAGATGCAGATGAAACGGGAGAATATTGCCGACCGTGGAATCTGGACTGCCAAGAAACGTTATATCTTGAATGTTTGGGATAGTGAAGGTGTTCGTTATGATGAACCCAAATTGAAGATTATGGGACTGGAGGCAGTTAAATCTTCTACTCCTGCACCTTGTCGTCAAAAGATTAAGGATGCTCTTAAAATTGTGATGACTAAAACAGAAGACGAAATGATTTCTTTTATAGATAATTTTCGTAAAACATTTAATCAACTTCCTCCAGAAGAAATTTCATTTCCGCGTTCAATTAATGATGTAAATAAACATAAATCTTCATCAACTCTTTATTGTAAAGGAACTCCTATTCACGCAAGAGGAGCAATTCTTTATAATTATCTAATTAAAGAAAAGAAGTTAGATAAGAAGTATGCAAAGATTCAAAATGGTGAGAAGATTAAATTTTGTTATTTGAAACTTCCAAATCCAATTCGTGAGAATGTCATTTCTTATATTCAAGAATTTCCAAAGGAATTTGGACTGGACAAATACATTGATTATGATCTACAATTCAGTAAAGCATTTTTGGAACCAATGAAAGTAATTTTGGATGCAATTAACTGGAGAGTAGAAAAAACAGTAAACCTTGAATCATTTTTTAACTAATGGACTTTTTAAAAGATATTGTAAAAGAAATCGGTGGAGAATACACACAACTTGCAGCAGATATTGACGAGACTGAATCTTATGTGGACACGGGTTCGTACATATTTAATGCTCTTGTCAGTGGGAGTATCTTTGGTGGCGTATCTGGCAACAAAATCACTGCAATTGCAGGTGAGAGTAGTACTGGAAAAACTTTCTTTAGTTTGGCTGTGGTCAAGAATTTTCTTGATAATAATCCTACTGGATACTGTTTGTATTTTGATACTGAAGCTGCAATCACCAGATCCTTATTGGAGAGCAGAGGCATTGACACAACTAGATTGGTTGTTGTCAATGTGGTTACAGTTGAAGAGTTTCGTGGTAAGGCACTAAAGGCAGTTGACCTTTATATGAAGAAACCGGAAGCAGAACGCAATCCTTGTATGTTTGTGCTGGATTCTCTCGGTATGCTTTCAACCAGTAAGGAGATTAATGATGCTCTGAATGATAAGGAAGTTAGGGATATGACCAAATCCCAACTAATTAAGGGTGCATTTAGGATGCTTACCCTGAAACTTGGTCAAGCAAACATTCCAATGATTGTAACCAATCATACCTACGATGTTATTGGTGCTTATGTTCCTACTAAAGAGATGGGAGGTGGTAGTGGTCTTAAGTATGCTGCTTCCACTATTATTCATCTCTCTAAGAAAAAGGAGAAGGATGGAACGGAAGTTATTGGAAACATTATCAAGGCAAAGACTGCTAAGTCGCGTCTAAGTAAAGAGAATCAGGACGTTGAAATTCGTTTGTTCTATGATGAACGTGGACTTGATAGGTATTATGGTTTGCTTGAGTTGGGTGAACTTGGTGGAATCTGGAAGAATGTTGCAGGTAGGTACGAAATGGATGGTAAGAAAATTTATGCGAAACAAATTCTTGCAGAACCAGAAAAATATTTTACTCCAGAAGTAATGCAAGCACTTGATGAAATCGCAAAAAAAGAATTTAGTTATGGTGCATGAAGAATATTCGCATTATAAAAACTGGTGTTGATGTATTCAATATACTAGAACAACTCAAAAAATACCCAGAAGATTGGGGATCTCAAAAAAGAATTGAAGGGACAGAACAGTTAGATCCAAAAAAATATATTACAACTGTTGATGTTCTTCAACTGATAATGGGAGGAATAGAAAAAGAAGGACAGTATGTTGGTAATACTGAAATTTGCATAAAAACACCTGCATATGAAAAGCACACAGAGGTTCTAAAATTCTTAAAAACATATTTTAAGAAAATACGTCGTTGTGCTTTTCTCTCTTTGCCTGTTGGTGAAATTGTTGGAACTCATATTGATGAGGGTACTTATTATCTTACGAAAGATAGATACCACCTTTCCATTCAGGGAAAATACAGGTATAGTGTAGGGGATGAAACTATGATTGTTGAACCTGGAACTTTCTTTTGGTTTAATAATAAACTTCCCCATAGTGCTGAAAATATTGGTGATGAGGTTAGAATTACTTTTGTATTTGATGCTCCACACCATAAACGAAATCCATAGTTAGAGGAGTAATGGAAAAAGTCGAAACTACTATTTTGAGAAATTTACTTTTCAATAATGATTATTGTAGAAAAGTATTACCTTTTATTAAAAATGAATATTTTGAAAACCTTCACGAGAAAGTAGTTTTTGAAGAGATTTGTAAATTCATTGTTGCCTACGAACAATTAGCAACAAAAGAAGTTCTTTTAATTGAAACAGAAAAAAGAACTGATATCACAGAGGATACTTATAAAATTATTTGTGATTATATTTCCAATCTTAATGATGACCCAGCAGATAAACAATGGTTGATAGATACTACTGAAAAGTGGTGTAAAGACAGAGCAATTTATCTTGCTCTTATGGAAAGTATCAAAATTGCTGATGGGCAAGATGAAAAGAAGTCTAGAGATTCCATTCCAACAATTTTACAAGAAGCACTTGCTATTGGATTTGATAGCCACATTGGACACGATTACTTAAAAGATTACCAAGAACGATATGACTCTTATCACAGAAAAGAAGACAAAATCTCATTTGATTTGGAATATTTTAACAAAATTACCAAAGGGGGCATCCCTAACAAAACTCTTAATATCGCACTTGCTGGTACGGGTGTCGGGAAATCTTTATTCATGTGCCATGTGGCTAGCTCCGTCTTGCTCCAAGGACGGAACGTATTGTACATTACGCTTGAAATGGCAGAAGAAAAAATTGCTGAACGAATTGACGCAAATCTTTTAAATGTAAATATCAAAGATATTGAAACATTACCAAAAATGATGTTTGATACGAAAGTAAATAATATTGCGAAGAAGACACAAGGAACTTTAATTATCAAAGAATATCCAACTGCTTCCGCACACGCAGGTCATTTTAGGGCACTTCTAAATGAACTCTCTCTTAAGAAATCATTTAAACCTGATATTATTTTCATTGACTACCTTAATATTTGTGGGTCCTCAAGGTATAAGAGTAATTTTTCAGTCAATTCTTACTCTTATGTTAAAGCAATTGCAGAAGAACTTCGTGGTCTTGCAGTTGAAGCAAATGTTCCAATTGTTTCAGCTACCCAGACTACTCGTAGTGGTTTTTCTAGCTCTGATCCTGACCTTACTGATACTAGTGAATCCTTTGGTCTTCCTGCTACTGCTGATCTTATGTTTGCCCTTATTAGCACAGAAGAGTTAGAAGGATTGGGACAGATTATGGTGAAACAATTGAAGAACAGATATAATGACCCAACAATGAATAAAAGATTTGTTGTTGGTATTGATAGAGCAAAGATGCGTCTTTATGATGTAGAACAAAGTGCTCAAAAAGATATACTTGACTCTGGACAAGAGGAAGAGTATACTTATGAAGAAAACAAAAAAACAGACAAATTCTCGGGATTTAAATTTTAACTAATATGACACAACGAATTGATTTTAATAAGTATCAAAACTTTGTAGATGCAGTAACATCTGATGCTTCTAAAGATTTTGTAGCACTTGCTGATCGTCTAGTTGCTCTAGATGAGAAAGGTGCAAACATTGAGCGTCTTTTGACTGCTGGTGTTGGCATTAATGCTGAAGGTGGTGAGTTTCTAGAAATTGTAAAGAAACTGATTTTTCAAGGTAAGTCTTGGAACGATGAGAATCGCACTCACCTAATCAAAGAACTTGGTGATACTATGTGGTATGTTGCCCAAGCTTGTATTGCTCTTGAAGTTTCTTTTGATGAAGTGATTCAGACAAATATTGATAAACTGATGAAGCGTTATCCAGATGGGTTCTTTGATGCTTATTACAGCGAAAATCGTGAAGTGGGAGACATCTAATGACAAAAACAGTATCTATTAAAATTGATGTTCGTGCTGCTGCGGCAGTTCGTCAAATCTTGTTTGATGCACAAAAAGGATATACTTATGATGAGGGTTCTGTTCCTCCTCGTATTGTTGATATTCGTAGTGTAATTGCAGATATTGATTCAAAAATTGAAGAACAAGTAAAGGAATAAATTGATCCCCTCTTTCTAAATATAAGAAAGAGGGGATTTTTATATGGCAATGCCCGCACAGAATGTTGCAAAGGAACTTATTAATGAAACAATGTGGGTAGTTTATTTTTTGATTGCTAAAAAATCTCCAAATTTTGTACTTAAAGGTACAAATATAGATGAAAATTTTATGATTGATATTTTTCAATCCAAAGGAAAATTATCTGGATTCATTAAAGATTATGGATTTAGTCAACAACTATCTGGGTTGAGATCTGAAATTTCAGACATAGATTCTAAAACAGATTTCAAAAAAGCAACAGACTTTTTTTCAAAAAAAAAGTGGCACGATGCTTTACAATCTCAAGTAAAAAATTTAATTAAAAATCAAAAAATATCATTTATTGATAAATTAAAAATAGTAAGACAAACTGATTTTTATGAGATGAGTAGTATTAAAGATTTTTTATCAAAAGTTTGGAAAATTTTTAAATTTACTGGAACTTTTGATAGATGGAATCCTTCTGATGTTTGGTTTTATAATGATGCTGCTATTAGAGAAATAAAAGAATATATTAAAATAACATCAGTCAATAAACAAGAAACAAATTTTTTACAAGATAGAGTTAAGAAAAATTTAGCTATAGATGACATTAAAGGTTTAAATAAACTTATATTAAAACTTTATGAAGAAAAAAAATTAGCTCCAATTTCACTTAAAAAATCATCATTATATAAAGGAGTTTATTCTGCCAGAATAGGATTAGTTAATGTTCCTCAAGATGATATGGGAAGACCAACCGATCCAAAAGTAACATTAAAACAAGATCCAATAAAAATATATCCAAACAAATATATTTCTGGTGCAGTTACGGGATCCAACGGAACAGATCTTAAATATGATATTGAAGTAGATCAAGTAATTTTAGATATGGATGGTAACAAAAAATATAAAAGAGAAACAGATTCTATAATTTACAATTCTGAAGGAAAAACATTAAGTGTAAAAAAAGAAAAAACACTTAAATCTGCTCAAGGTGGTTCTTTGGGAATGAACATTGCAGAAAAAATTTTATATACGCCATCCAGTAGCAGAGAGATTAAAAAAATTAGAAGAGATGTTTTTAAACAATCATTATCAAGTGATGTCATCAGTCAAGGTAAAATGATTGGAAAAACTTATGAGGATAAATTAAAAAATTCTTATAATTATATTGAAGGAATGTCAAATGTTTTAGAACCATCCACTAAAAATAAAAAATTAACATTTTCTTTTGCAGAAATTAATAATAATAAAGATATGAAAGATATGGAAGTATATGAGGAAGTGCAAAATAAACTTGAAATTGCTCTTGCTGTAAAAAAATCTGGAAAAGAAGATGAAGTTATTTTGGATTTGTGGTCTGCTATAACAAGTAAAGGAATTACAAACAGAAAAGATTATGAAAGAATGGTGGAGAGAATTGGGTATGGAATGTATAAAAGATCAAAAAAATCAGGACAAAAACAATTAACTCAAAAAGAAGCAGATGAATTAGCAAAACAATCATTAAGAGCAACAATAATGGGAAATCAATCTAAAGTTCCTGGTTCATTTCATCTCAAATTATATTGAATAAATAACTAAAAATCCTGTGTAGATGAAAAGTTTTTCCCAATTTATTAAAGAAGCAGTAGATACACTTGCATCCACTGAAGCAAAGAATCGTGGTCTTAAGGGAGATGGACACGGAGACTGGTACGATAAACAGGGCAATCTTGTAGCAAAAACTGTAGGCGGAAAGTTAAAATATTTTGGTCAAGGTGGTGCTGATTCTCAACAACAAGCAGCACCACAACAAAAACAGGCAGCACCACAACAACAAGCAACACAGCAACAAGAAGCAGAACCAGAACAAACTAATGGTGTTGCAATTGTAATTGGAAGATTCAATCCTCCATCTAAAAATCACGGAGCATTATTGAAAGCAGGATTTGCTCAAGCAAGAAGAAGAGGATTTGAGTATCGCATTTATCCAAGTCGTATTCAGGATGATAAAACAAATCCATTAAATCCAAAATTAAAGATTTCTTATATGAAATCAATGTTTTCGGAATATGCTGATTATATTGTAGATAGTCAAGATTCAAAATCTATTTTTGATGTATTGGCATCTTTATATGAAGATGGATATACTGATGTCGTGATTGTTGCTGGACAGGATAGACTTGGCGAATTCCAAAGTCTTGTTCATAAGGGTGATGGTCAAGCGTACCAATTCAATAATATTGAAGTTGTTACGTCTGGAGTAAAAGATCCTGATAGTGAAGTAGAAACTGCTGGTTCTTCTGCTTTAATGAGAGCTGCAGCAGCAATTGGAGATTTTGCTAGATTCTCTACTGGACTTCCACCAACAATGAAGAAGGGAGAGCAGAAAGAATTGTTTAATACAATTCGTAGATCTATGAGTGTTCAAGAAGACACTGAAATATGGAGAATTGCTCCAGAATTAGATTATGAAGGATTGAGATGGAATTATAAAAATAAAGGTCTTTATGAAGTTGGTAATTTAATTGAAAATTTGAATAGCGGATTAGTTGGTAAAGTGATTCGTCGTGGAACAAATTATTTGATTTGTGTTACTGAAGATGGGATAATGTTTAAGAATTGGTTGAAAGATGTTCGTGAAGTATATGAGATTGGAACTGATGAATATAGAGCACACGTTCAGGGAGAAACTCCAGAGCAAGAAGTTGAATCATATACTAATGTGAGAATTAAACCTACGGTGCCAAAAAAATCTATAAATATCAATAGAAAAAGAAGTATCTAGGTAAAATGAGAACTTGGAAAGAAATCATAAAAGAAGCAACTGCTGCTGAAATTAGAAGAGCAGGAGAAGCAGCACTTCGTGACGAAAAAACGAAAAATAGAAAAATACGTGCGGACGAACTGGCGAAAAAAAGACAGGAATATATGGATTTAGCAAAACGAAGAGAAGATAGAAAGACGGATTATTTTGATTGGGTAAAAAGTAATGCTGAACAAAACAAAAAAGACCAAATTGAAAAGTTGAGACAAAAAGGAGTTCAACAGAACGTAGATAAAGCAAAAGCATCTATTTCTGGAATTAAAACTCAACAAATTAGTAGTGATAAGGAAGGGGACGCTACTGCATATTCCAAAGCAATTGGGAATGTGGGTTCTGCTGCTGCCGGAGTTGGTGGTGCTATTGTTTATGGTGTAAAAGCAGGATTAGCAAAAAGAAAAGCAGACGCAGAAAGAAAGGCAGAAGCACAAAACCCAGACAAACCAAATATTCCAGAAAAGAAACTTAGAAAAGGTGGAATTTTAGGCGGAAGACCTCCTGCTCCTAAACCAGCAACTCCTGGAACTGGTGCTGCAAAACCAACTGGTCCTGTCCGTCCTTCAATTGGTAATGTAACTGGACCTGCTTCTAATCCTAAACGTCCTAATCCTCCAGCAAAACCAACTGGTCCTGTCCGTCCTTCAATTGGTAATGTGACTGGACCTGCTTCTAATCCAAAACGTCCTAGAGGAATGAGAACGGAAGAATATTCCAATTGGAGAGAAGAATTTCTTTATGAAGTTGATACTGAAAAAACAAATACCAAAGAAAAAAAGAAAGATATTGTTGATGTGATGAAAGGTAAGAATAAAATTGAACTCAATCCAAAAGAAGGACAAGTAAAAGAATCAATTGAAACGGAAAATACTGGAATGGATGTAAAAAAAAAGCAGCAACTGACGCAACAAATTGCACTTCAAAAAAAAATTCAAATGGCTAAATTGACACAATTAAATAAAGGAATTCCACTTGAATCTTATGAATTGGAAGGAAATTCAATTGACGAAGAAGGTCCAGTATTATCTGTTGGAAGAGGTGAGAAACTTTCAGTAGAAAGAGGTGGTGGACTTACTCAAAAAGGTAGAGATAAATACAATCGTGCAACTGGTTCAAATCTTCAAGCACCAGTAACTGGTGATGTAAAACCAGGAAGTAAAGCAGCACAACGCCGTAAGAATTTCTGTTCTCGTAGTAGAAGTTGGAAAGGTGAAAGAGGATTAGCAGCAAGAAGACGTTGGAAGTGTTAGTGTGTCTGAAGAATTATCTGATTTTTTTAAATTATTAGCAGAAGACAAAAAAAAGAAAAAAGAAGAATTTAATTCCATAGTTGGTGACTTGGGATTGAATTCTCTTTTTGAAGAATTTGCTACAATAAAAAAGGAACAAAAAGAAAAAAAGAAAAAAGAAGAATCTATTATAGGTGAAATTACTTTAGATTCTGTTTTTAATGAGGTTGCAAATCTAAAGAAAGAAACTAAAAAGAAAAAAGTACAAGAAGAAAAAACAGTTAAGGCATTTGAAAAATGGTTGTATTCTGATTCTGTTTCAAAGCAAGAAGAAATAATTAATGAAGTTATTGAAGAATCTTTAGAAGAAGTTCTTGAGGTTCTTGATGACCATAAAGAGGAACTTGAAGAACCAACATTAATTGAAAAGTCATTAGGTCTTCTTTCTGAACCATCAGATACTAAAGTTCAGCAAGATCCAATTACTCCATTAGATCAAAAGTTCGCAACACTTGATGATTTACAAAAACATTACAGTACTTTCCTTTCTCGTATTCAACAACAACTTTCCACATTAGGTGGAGGGGGAGAAACCAGATTAAGATACTTGGATGATATTGTAGGTATTGCAACGAATTCTGGTGCTTATGATGGAAAGTATTTGCAATGGAACTCTACTACTAATAAAGCAGAATTTACTGACCCAAGTGATTCAGAATCTACAACAATAGTTTCAATTACTGGAATTACCACTTACTATCAGGCAACCGATAATGATGATTATATTGGTGTCAATGCTAGTGTTCCTGTAACAATAGTTCTTCCAACATCTCCAAATACTGGAAAAAAAATCATCGTCAAAGATGAGGGAAATAATATATCTACATATAGTATTACAGTTCAAGCAGGTATTGGTAAAAGTGTTGAGAATGATACTTCGGTGATTATGAATATCAATCACCAATCCCTAACTTATTTTTATAATAATTCTAACTGGTTTTTAATCTAATATGTCATATAATCCTCTTCCTCAACCATCACAATCTGTAATTTTTACAGGTGCAGGAAATACAGTAGTAAGTTTTTCCAATCCATTTCCAGTATCATTAGGTTCTTCTAATATTACGATTACTGGTGATGTAAATGTAGGAACAACAGTATCAGTCACAAGCACTCCACAAGACCCAGTACATACTCATATTACAGAAGTTGGTTCAAGTGGTATTTTGCAGGATATGGGTATTCCTTATCTTCCAGTAGGTATATCAACTTTTAATAATATTATAGTTATCAAACAATCTGAAGGCAGTTTATATTCATTCAACAATCACGCAACAAATACAAATCGTGGTTGGACTATGGATGATACAATGAGACCCGTAATGAGTATTAGAGTGAATAGTTCTGGAACTACTATAGCAGATTTGGCAGAAATTACGGAATATGAAATTGGAAATAATAATGCCAATCAAAGTACTATCATCTATGAGTGGTATGAGGGTGATATTAATATTGCTGGAGCAGCAATTCCTGCTTGGAATTCATTAGGAACAAAATTACAATATAGAGTATATCAAGAT